ACGAATATCGCTATCCGTATCGCTAATAGCTTCAATTTTTTGAGACAGTTTCCTTAATTCGTACTCTAAAGAAACACCGTTTTGTCCCAGAAACTTGTGCGTGGGGCGATACGTGACAGCCATATCAGCCTTCTTCTTGTGGCTGATCTATCCGAAGGGAGCCTTCATACACCCCAGCTTCGGCCCAATTTTCGGTAGCGTTATCCCAATACCATTTTTCTTCATGGTAAACCGCTTCCATACCTGGATGTCCCCAAACAGGGATACCAGCATCAATTTCTTCTTGTGACCATCCTTCTGGCTTGGGGATAGGTGGCTGCCACTCATAGTTAGCGTCTAACACCCAACCCGTCAAAGATGTCGGATCATAAAAAAGTCCTGAAGGGTAGCCGTCGGCTTCTGGAACAAATATGAAGTCAGGTCCAGCAACATTTTTGGTAAGTTCGACGCTGGTTTCATGCCAACCAGACCACCCCAAATCTGTTGGAGTTTGGTCATCCTCAAACAATGCGACGTTAAGGACAACATTGTTTTCGTCAACCAAAGCAAAGGTTTTCATGGTGCCCACTTAAAGATAACGGTACCGTCCTTGCCGATACCGTTGAATTGGCTGCCACCTTTACCCATTCTGCCGTCAGTTTGAGGGTTTGTATTAGGACTCGTGATAGAGCCGTTGGAGCCACCTTGCCCATACCAGTATGAACTGCTCAGATAGTTGTTCCATTGAATACCTTCATAGCCTGCGCCGCTAGGAGTTCCGTTACCACTGGCGTTCCAGCCGCAACCACCACCGCCACCAGCAGGGTCGAATGCGCTCGGGGTACCACCGCTACCGCCGTTGTTAATGGTAAATGTGCCTGTAGCTGGGCTGCCGCTACTGGCGCTTGCTCCACCAGCGCCGCCATTCGAGCCTGCCGCAGCGTAGTAAACGCCGCCGCCTCCGCCGCCGCCTCCGCTGCCACGGTAAATAGAATAAGACGAAGGTGCTTGTCGCCCAGGGCTACCTGCTTGGGCGGTGCCGTTGCCCATGCCGCCACGACCTCCACCACCAGCAGAAATATAGACACCATTTATATATATAGTGGTGTCTCCTCCGTCGGTACCCGACGCAGTAGTAGTGGTAGCTTGTGTGCCTTTCGCTCCGATAACAACGGTGTAGTCACCTGCAACAATGTCGAAACTAGCGACCCTGGTAACACCTCCACCACCGCCACCACCGTTCATAGCCCGATTGGGGTAGCTGACTATGCCCATGTCGTTGCCGCCACCGCCACCAACAACAAGCATGTCAACGGTGCCGCTACCTACGACTGTCAAAGTCCCCGAAGATTCACACCCAAAATAGTTGAAACCATCAGTAAACGGCAAATCAAAGAATTTGCTACCTGTATAGGACATCGACATTCCACCCCCAAATAAACCGCCGTTCATCCACGTAGACACACGAGTGCTTGGATGCCCTTTGGGGGTGTCGGTACGACCCTTCCAATTCGATACCGCTGAAGATGGATTAGTTCTGTCCTGTCGGAACGACATGAAGGCCTCCGATTAGGCAGTTATGCGGTTTACGTAACCAAATACAGTTACTTTAGAAGCAACAGCCGCAGCACCAAGCAAGATAAGACCAGTACTTGCTTTACCAGCAAGAATCAAACCTGGAACTACAAGAGCCAAACCGCTTTCAGCAGTTACCGTGTACTCAATAAGATCATCTGGATCATCAGTTCCACCGAACTTCAACGTGATCTTACGATCCGTTGTATCTGTGTTAGACGCATACAGCCAAATCTCATCAAGAGTCGAAACTGTAGTTGTAGTTGTGTGAATGGTCGTAAACGTGCCACTGTCAACGGCAAGTTCGATACCTGTGCCATCAGCAGCCCCACCGCTTAAAGCGACCTTGGAGTATGTTGCCATATCTATTCCTTAGCTAAAGACCTGATTAGAAATAATGTTATCCGATGTACCGTTCACGGACGTGGGTATATCACTAGTAAGCGCTACTGTCCCAGTTGCGTCAGGCAAAGTAAGCGTCCTGTCAGCAGTAGGGTCAGTAACCGTAAGCGTAATTTCGTAGCCATTACCAGTAGTCGCACCCGTAAGCAGCATTGGGCTAGCACCCTGATACGTGTTTGCTGCCTGATACGTGTTTGTTGCCTCAAACGTGACAGAACCCGTGAAAGTGCCGCCAGCGAGCGGCATCTTCGTCGCATCCGCAGGAGCAGCAGCCCACACCAAACCCGTACCAGTAGTCGAATCGGCAGTCAACACATAAGTATTACTACCAACCGCCAACCTAGTAATAGTATCCGCCGCAGAAGCAACAATAATATCGCCCTTAGCGTCCACAATGTCTATCTGAACAACACCAGGAGTAGTATTCACAAACGTTTCAATGTCCGCAAAGTTCTGGTTCATGTCAGCAGCCACAATGGTTGTGCCCGCATTAAAATCGTTTAGAGGTCCAAGAGTCGCCATTTAACGCAGTCTCCTTGGCGTATACGTGAACGCCAGCGCATTTATTTCCCAATGGAAATTATTAGTAGGGCCGCTGACCTTCATACTTACACTCCGTCCTGTCCCAAGTGTAGGCAAGTTTTTGACATCAGCGGTAAGATCACGACCAATAGCATCCCACTTAGCAACATAGGTACCTGACGCTTCATCCCATTTAGCTGTATCCCAACGAGAAGCAGACGTTTTACCTGTCACACTCACACTGAAACTAGATGTTTGCGTAGATTTGTCGTAGTCCTTAAAAATATCTACAGGTAACGTGATTGTTTCCTCAGCGGAAACAACAGCCCTGGGCCGACCCCAACGTTTCTTAACGATGGGGTCTTTCCCTGTTACCCAACGAGTAATGAAATAAGAAGAAATGTGGGTTTCCGTGCTACCCGTGTAACGGTCAGCGTCACGTTTCTGTTCGTCCTCAACATCAATAACTGAACCCGTGTTTGCTACGCAACCCGCAAAAACTGTAGGCGTCTGATTTGGTGGACGATATGCGAATAAAGGTCCAGCATCTATATCGGTGGCAGCCCAAGCACCACCCTCACCGAGAGTCGGATCATAAATAAAAGTGCGGCGAGTTGTGGCAGCCGCATCCGTCCAGTCAACCGAAACATAAAGTTTGTTGTTTCCCCACGCCAGTTGCGGTTCACTACCAAAAGTTATTCGTCCGTCGTCTATGGCGGGCTGGAGTTTGCTGAACAGCCACGTAAAGTTTTGGCCGTCGTACACAAAGATGCCTTCTTGTGCGTGCCAAAAAAATGTGCCAAACGTCGTATTCACAGGCGATGACAACGCAACCGATCCCATGTCGTTCGTTAATGTCACTACTTGAAACGAATCGGAATCAAATCCGAAGATCGCATACACGCTGTTGGTCTTAAAAACTAGAAGGCGATCACCGTTGGGAACTATTGCTGTGATGTAGTCGCCGTGTTCTCCGAGGTCGATGTCAACGTAGTCTGCTGCGGCCCAGGTTTCTGGGTCGTTGACTGCTGACCATCTGACTCGGGACTGGTGTCCTGCTCCTGATTCATAGGTGTTTGCCACCCATGCGAAGTTGTTCCAGAAAGCCACATATTGGGCTTGCGGCATATTCCCGCTTGCCCCAAACGTGGTTCCGAGATCCGCAGCCGTTGTCCCATTCCAACGGAATGACGGCTGGTCATAACTAACGCCATAAGCCACATTGTTCATTGTGATCCCGTAAACACGAGATCCGTCCGTCCTTGCTGTGATACCTGCGAGATCTGTAAAGTCACCCACCGCAGAGCGAGCAACTTTGGTTCCGTAGTTGACCATTAACTGGCTAGTGCCAGAATCGGTATGGAATCCCCACATGCCTTTGATGTCGTCACTCAGGGCTGTGTTGTTTCGACGGTCAACGCCGTCACGCATACGAATACCACCACGAGGGTCAACGGTGACGTTGAGCATGTCGGGTGATTCGTTGTCTGCGAGGTTGAACTGGTCGCTTCTCAGATTCAATCCACCTGAGAATGATTCCAGTACTTCAAGAGAGAAACCTTGACGAGCCATCAGGGCTTACCAGATCACTCCGCCAGTATTGGCGAACCTCAGCCTTCCAAGACCCGAAGCGAAACGACTTGATCTTCGACTGTTCGCAACCATTGGTTGCGGGGCAGGAGTGTCAGCGTAACGTCGGGCAAGGTTATCGAGTTGGGATTGGAACAACGCCATATATTGGTTGCCCATTGTCGGATCTTCCTGCTGAAAATATGCTGCACTAGTAGCGTAAGTAGCAAGAACCGCATGGAACGGATCGGGAAGATCAGGTTCGGTGCCACTTGCGGTACCTAAACCAAATGGTGTTGCATTGCGGATAGCTCGAACATATAAAGTAGCGGTGCTGTCAGGAACGGGGTAAAGGCGAACTGTGTCGTTCCAGAAACTCCACTCCCACGGGTTACCCGACGGTAACGAGTTCAAAGGGTAATCAAAATCTGCGCTATCGGAACCAATGTATTCCAGAACGTGGTCATTGTTACGAATAGCGATCATGTCACGCAAACCCTGAGTTACAGCGTCAGGAGCAGCCGCAATAGTGGTAAGCGTATAATCCTTCGTTGTATCCGCAGTATTAAACGTCGTGCGCACCTCATAGAAAGGCCAACGTTTCTCGCTGTAAACAATGAGATCAAAACCTTGACCGATCATTGTGTCTAGCGTTGTGTCATCAATATCAGTTGAGTCAATATCTACCACACTACGAACCTGTGTTCGCATTTGTGCCAGCGTTAAAGCCATCAGTCTGCCGCCTTCTGGCGGGTATGACCAATGCAAATATCCGACCCGCCGACTGGCCGTGCTTTACACGGATTGCCTGCACGGGTCGTTGCGGAACAAAAATGCTGTGCTGTGACAGTTGAAAGCACTTCATCTACATACGCAGTTACCCCAGGAACAGGGCGAGCATCGCGTGATTCGCCAGGTGCGTAGTGGCCTGGACGACTGCCAGTTGAACCAGCAATGCGAGCATCTGGTCTGTAGGTGAGTGCTATTTCTCGCTGCATTTTTGCTCCACTAAACCGAATTGTGGTGTGGGGGTGCCGAAGCACCCCCCCCACCAAACACCTAATCGAAATTAGGCGATGTTAAATAAACGTCCTTGCCTTGAGCGGTTGCTGCAAGTCAAGTTTCCGTAACACAAGATCTGCGCAAAGCGAGCATCTTGGTTTGTGGGACGCACAAACGGAGTTGGTTGGAACCAGGTTTCCGTATGTCCTACAAGCCTGATGTACTTCGTGTTAAGGAAGTACATAGCATTTGCTTCACAAGCATCATCAAATGTTACAGGAGCGCCTTTGAAAAGAAGATTCTGGAAACCAGCATCAGCAACCTCGGCACTTGTGTACCGAAGGTTTGTCTGAAGCAGAGCTTCATAATCTTCATAACGCTCTTGATCAGTAAATATGATCGTCGGCTGATCGTTACCAACCGAAACGGTGTTGTACACAGACGACATCGCTGCCAATGACAAGGCTGCCGCACCGTGGTTAGTCATGGTTGGAACCCACCATGAGTTACCAGCACCAGTTGGGTCAATACCACCCAAAACGCTACCGTCAGCAACGATACCTTGGATACCCATCCAGTCGTCGCCACCGTTACCTGTGCCATCACCCCAGAACATGGTGTTCATGTTGTCGATGATGGTTTGTTCGGCTTGCATAATCTTGCCCTCAAGGAGGTCAATGATTGCTGCTTCGCCGTTGTTTTTGCCTTCTTCAATACCAGTAATGGTTACTGTCGCTGCGTACTGTTTCCAGTCATACTCTGCGGCACTAATGCCATCCTGAGCAGTAATTGGAATTGTGTCAGCGCCAGCGTATGAAGCGGCAGTTGAGTTAGACCCATAGATGATTGGAACGATGATCTTTGCACCGCCGCCTACACGCCTAATGGTTTGACCATTGGTAAGCGCATAAAACAGAGGACGGGCACCGAAAACGTTGTCAGCCAACTTAGGGACGTAATTATAGAGAGTGGTTGACAAAATTTGGTCGAAATTTGCGTTACCAGCCACGTCTACTCCTTAGTTAGTTATTCGGATAATTGTTTTGTTGCAAGCTCGTAAGCATCCCGAATTGAATCAACTGCGGTACCAAAATCACGACTGATGGAGCCTTCCGCTGAACCCGAACCATCCTCAATAACTGAGGCTGCACGCTTCTCATCCACAATGTCAGAGTTCTTGGCTTTGCTTTGCAAATCCGCATAAGTCATATGCGCATAAGCGGCATCCAAGTTCCCAATGTTGTGTTTCAAAGCGTGAGAGTACAACGCATTCTCGTCAATATCAGACTGATATTTATCTCGCAGACCATTCATTTCTTTCTGCAAATTTTGCTGTCTGTTTAAGCGACCTTGTTCTTCAATGGCTGATTCAAGTCGTCTAAGCCTGGTTTCTTCTGGGTCCAGTTCTTCCATCTCTTCTTGAGGGACGGCAGCTTGGTTGCCCACTCTGATCCCAAACGCATCAGCTAAAGCCGATACGGCACTTTCGGGGTCAGACTCCAATGCTTGGACGATTGCCTCACCTTGAGCCAATCTTTCGCGTTCAGTTGCCAACTCTTGCGTCTTACGGGTGTAATCCGCTTGGCGTTGGTAGCCATTAATAAGTTCCGTTTGTGACACATCCATTTGTTCACCGTCAACGGTGACCGTGTGGGTAGGGCCATTCACTTCACTTGAATCACTCGGGTTGCTGGTATCCAGTCCCAAAGCTGTATTCTCATCCATCAGGAATCCTTTCGGGTGTTCCTATATGACACATCGAAGTGTCCCATTACTGCATGTTGGGCAACTCTACACCCATTTGGTTTTGGAGTTGATTTATCAGTTCGGGTGGTACTCCGCTTGTGCCTTCAAAGACCTGTTGGGGGATTGGTCCTGGCCCCATGCCGCCTTGCGACATTGGAGGCGCACCAAAGGGATCTGCTACTCCCCCAGATTCCTCTTGTGCTACTTGAGCGTCAAGAGGTGTTTGTTGCTGAATCATGTAACGGTCAGGATCATTAATCCCAAACCCATAAGACAACACATGTTTAGCTATTTCCGCAGGATCAACAACGGTGCCGATCAGCGGAGCCATAGCGTTCAGTAAAGAAATTGCTTGCTGACGGCGAGCCGTTTCGTTAAACGGTTGCGTAGAACCGCCTTCTACAGCGAAATCGAATTCTCCAATGATGTCATCACGGGTGTAAGCGACAAAATACTTTTGGTCATCTTTGCCTGTGATTCGCACCATTTGGGCATCAGTCATGTACTGCATCATCAGTTGCATAACCATGCGAGCTACTTCTGAAATAGAAATTTCTACTGTCGCAAGTTTGTCGGCTGCACGAGCATTGCCCGCATCGACAATGATGCTGGCTTCCGTCGCCGTGCGCCGTGTCTCGGGCATCTGTCCACGGGCATACTCTGATACGCCGCTTACAGTGTTGATGTCTCCCTCAATAACATTGGAATGGTTATACATTTCAGGAGCTAAAGGAACTTGCGGTAACGGTTGCACCACTCCAGCA